TATTTTAACTTCCGAAATGGTGTTCTTAAATGTTATTGTTCTAAACTTATGAGTTCCTTGAGTTCCAATAGAAAATCCAATTACATTGGTGTTGCTATTATAATCACTTAAAGTTTCAAACAAACTTACGGTAGTACTATTCTCAACTTTTACAAAATAAGAGGAATTGTTTATTAGAGTGGATGATCCAGATCCAATTACTACTTGAGGATTTCCATTCGAAATATATACTACTTCTTCACCATTATTGAAATTGTGATCTGTTAAGAATGATATTCTGTTTCCTGTTGTGCTTATTCCTCCGCCATTTGTTACTTCTCTTGCATCAAAATTTACTTCCCTTGTTCTCTTTTTAGTAACTGGTTCTAAAATAGCACCAGATCCATTTCCTCCACTAATATCTACAGAAAGAATTTTACTGATATCATAATTTTGAGCATCAACATAAACATCGGTAATAGAACCACTGATTACAGGTTGTGCCAATGCACTTGATGATCCTGAAGGAATTGATATGGTTGGAACATTTATAACATCAAAGTTCTCTCCACCACTTAAAACATCAATTGATTGTAAAGGACCATAATAAATTTTATCTGAAGATTTATAATTACTAATCTCAACACCATTAATTAACATTCCAGTTGTTCCTGGAATTGTCTCTACTCCAGGACTTTTTATCTTAGATTGGAGTGGAAATTTTTTAAGAACTTTTTGTACACCAATCTGATCAAATCTGTGAGAATACAAAGTAAAAAATTGAGTATCTAAACCAGATTTTGGAACTCTAAATTTTAGTGGTGTTGATGCAATAAAAGATGGTGAGGAATATAATTTAATTTCTTTGTTATTGGAGGGAAGAACCTCTACATAATAACTTCCGGTTTCTAATCCAACGAGTGGCGTAGAATTTGGTTGATAATAAATTCTATCTCCTGTTATGAATGGAGCAGGATCCGAAAAAATTATGGTATCATATTCATCATCAGAATTTTTATTAATTAGATTGCTTTCTGAAGATATACTTGCTGTTTTAATGTCGGCAGTTATATTATATCTGTAATCATATGGATCATCAAGTGCGGATGATGGTAAAGAATTTGATGCCACATATGCATAATTTTCACCATCAGAATATAAATTTTGTACATCAGAGGTAATTAAATTATTTCCATACTCTATAGAAACTCCAGAACTACTTGCAGTATTAATCTTTCTTCTCAAATCATATTCTTTTCCAGATATAGTAGAAAAAGATCCTCCATCTATTTCTACTGTATTGTTAGAAATAATTTGAGATATTCTTGGATCATCGGATGAACTTACTAGAGTTTCAGTGTCTCTTACAAGAAGTTCTACCCTATCTCCAACTTTTAAACTAGACCGATCAATATCACTAGCTAAAGTATAGTTAGAACCAATACTCAATACTTTGTATCTGGTAGAAGTATTATAGATCCATGAATTTGCAAAAATTTGTTTTTGTGTTTTGCTTTGAGGATTTTCAATCAAATCTCCAAGATTTTTTATAGTAATGACATCACCTTCAGAGATATTAGTATCTTCTGATGATGGAACAAGATTTGATAGAACACCAAGAATTCTAAATTCTACTTTTTTGGTTGTATCGCCATTTTCATATCCAAAATAAGTATCATTATTTCTAACTAACGAGTTTTTTGCAATTATTTCTTCTATTCCACTACAACCTAAGAACTGGTTTAAGGATTTGTTGGTATATGTGACTGTATTGTTTCCGCAAATTAATGTTCCACTTTCTGGAAATCCAATTGTAGAATCTACAGTAACTACTGTGGATGATATTGAAGACGTGGATGTTGTCTTTGTACTAGGAGTTATCGTAAAATTTCCTAAAATGGTTGGATACTCCTCGTTACCAACAAACAAAGATAATTTATAATATTGTTTATTATTTCTATTAAATGCCTCTACGGATGAAACAGAAGCATTTGTTGAAGAATCTGTAGTTTTTATAATTGTTTGTCCAACCAAATTTTTTGGGTTGGTTCCCGTTATAACTTCTACAAGGATAATTTCATTCTTTACATACTCTGCCGAAGATGGTTTAATTAGATATTCTTCTAGATTTATAATCTTTGGTGTTTCGCCATAAAGAACGTTAAATAAAATTCTAAATGATTCGTCAGTTCCTTTTGCTTTATAGAAAGAGTTTGCATTGCTTAAAAAGTTGCTAACATCTAACTCTGACGTGAATTCAGTTTTTTCCAGTCCTGGAGCAATAGTATATTTTAACTTTTGATAAAATTCTTTTAAGAAAAGAGAACTGAGATTTTGTACACTATCACCAGAAGAATGATTTGCTGCAGATGAGGTTGAAAATGTAAGTTCTTCCTGGTTTAGATCCTGATGGTAATTGGTAATACCACTAAATCCGCGAATACATCCAGTAAAAGTACTTCCAGATATTCCAGTATAAGTGATAATTTCATCACCAATTTTTAAAAGACCATATTTACTCGGAAAACCTTTAATACTAGAAACAGCAATGCTAGTATCATCAGAAGTAATATCAGAAGACAAAGTAGTGCTATCAACAACTACTTCTGGAGTAAGATTATCTAATTTTAAATATTGATCAAGATTTTCGGCAATGTCTATCGGACCACCTTGATATTCTTGAGATATGTAATATTGCTTTAAGAACTCGGAGGCATTTGGATTTTCATCCAATATAAAACTTGGAAGTTGACTCTCAACAATCTGCTGAACCTTAACTCTAGATTCAAAACCAGTCTGTATCATATTAGTTTCTTGCTAATTTCCCGTTTGAGTAACTTGATGTATAGTAATCTCTAGTAAACACATTTCCTGTTATTTCATCACCAGAAGCGATTACATCTCTTACCATATTTATTGTACTTTTTGAAACATCAAAAGACAAATATAAGTCTTTCAGTCCAATAACGTCATTAGATTCTGGGAATGCTTGTATTTCAATAATTCCATTTGGTTTTGTTGTAGAAGTTATATTGATTGGGCCCAGTATAATTTCACCCTTCACATAATCAACTGTTCCTGCGTCTTTAACAACAACAGTCCTATTACCATTACTATCAATCTTGACTACTGAAATAATTCCAGTTTTTGCAGAAACACCGACAGGTCTGTTGAGGAAAACATTTCCTGCAGAAGTAACATTTGTTATAGTATTTCCATTTGAAGAAATTGTGGGAGTATCTGTAAGATATACTGTGGATGATTCTCCCGAAATTTTAAATCCTGTGGATTTGATATTAAGTCCAGCAGGATTAACATGGAATTGATTTCCAAAACACAATTCGTATTGTGCGAATTGATTTAAAGATGTTTTAAGATCTCTTCTAATTCTAACCTTAGTGATATTAGAAGTAATTGCCGTATCAGTCGTATCAATTACACTGAGAACTTTACTATATTTAAATCTTCCACCAAACTTATTAAAATCCAACGACTCGGAATACTTAGTCAAACTATTCAGTACATTACTCTTAAGAGAGTCTACACTAGAAACTTGAGAATAGTTGTAGTAAATTGAAGAGTCTATTTCCACATAAAGAACCTTAAGGTCTACAATTTTTGGATTAATTCCAGAAACCGTATATTGTTTTAGTTGACTTAAAATTCTTGATTTATTGAAGTCAGAAACATAACTTCCATTTTTTGGTTTAATGCTCAAAATAACATTTCCATATTCTGGTGGATCTAATTCTTCTCCACCAACAACGGCAACAGATTCTGTTTCTGGATATATTGTTTTTATAATAGCTTCATAGTCTCTAGAAGTGACTGCCCTGTTTTGTGCCGAATATACTCTTGGAGCATAATATTTAATAGAATCAATAGGTTCTATACTTGAACCATTTTGAGATGATTGATTTGTTGTTATCGTAATCGTCCCAGGATCAATTATTTGATTATTGGCAGTAATGATGCTTCCAGAGAAAGTGAAAACACTGGCACCATTTCCATCTTCACCATCAGTAATGATATAATTTGTCGTAATAACAGTTCCATCTGATCCAACGGCATCACCAAGTTTTTTGCCAATAATCCCATCACCAAATTTTATCTCATACTTTTCATCTTGCACTTCTTGTAGAATATAGATTCTAGATTTTGAAGTCGTATCTAAAATATTGTTAATTGCCGCATATTCAATTCCCAATCCACTATCATTTGTTCTTTTTACATAGACAGATAGGGTTGAAGTATCAATAAAGGAATTATTTAAAATAAATCTTTGATCTAAAGAACCATCATATGTAAATTGCTTTGTGAGATAGGTTCCTTGATAAACTGATATTTGGTCAAATGTTGCAACACCATCAATAACAGTTGCAGTTACATCTTCTGGAATTGAGAATGTATATGATGTGTCATTTGCCGTTCCTACGCACACCAGACCTCTTCTAAGGGTCAGTGTAGGTGTGTTCTCACTAGTCGATACCGTGAAGGAAATGGTCGCTCTTGCTGCCGTTCTGGAGCGGGGCACATAACCAATATTTCTTGCGAGTGATACTACGTTTTCACGAAGAGTTGCAGAATCTAAGAAAGACTCATTCACAATCATATTACTGTTAAATGCAGTAATATATGTGTTGTATGCCAGTGTATCAATTAAGACAGAAAAATTTGATCCCTCAAAATCAAAGTCGCTAAATGTTGAATTAGCGCGGAGATAATCTTTTATTGAGGTTTTTATCTGGTCAAAATCTAAATTCGTGAATTTTGTAAAGGGCATCTTATCTTGCTGCCTCTAATAGGAACGTATACTCTTGTGTCGGAAACTCCTGACCAATAATATCAAAGATGACTGTAACATCAAATGTATTTTCATCTGGTTGTGGATTCACTTCAACGAGAACATTATTTACTCTTGGTTCAAAATTTTCTATCGCAACCAAAATTTGTTCTTGAATTACTGAAGCAGTACCAAAATCCACAAATTCAAACAAACTATCTCTTACATCAGAACCTAACAATGAGTTAAAAAATCTTTCTGTAGGAATAGTTTCAAC